TTGTGGGTTCAAGTCCCATCCTCGTCGCTAAGATAAAAAGCTAGGATTTATGCGAAAAACGGCATAAAACCTAGCTTTTTTCTTGTTTTTTATTACTTTTTAGTAATCTCTATGCACCTAAAAAGGAACCCATTTTACCCGTTTTTCGGATAAATTTGGTCATGAATTGGTCATGACCATTATTCTACAATCTCAACGCCTTCCATCCGACCGGTAAACAGGGATTTAAAGGAATCATAGGCACCGTCTGCACCTACAAAATCGTAGCCGTCACCCTTCGCTTTTCTAACCTTCGCATTAGTTGCCATTAAGCCGGACTTAGTTAGATAGTACCACTTGCCTTTATCCTGGAGCCACTGTCCGGAAAGCATGCCTCCGTCTTCTCCAAGATAATACCAGCCTTCCTCAGACTTGAACCAGCCTTTGATCATAAATCCGCTGTTGTCGAACACATACCAGCGACCGTTGATGTACTCAAATTTGCCACATACAGGCGCGTTATCCTTGTAGTACAACCATTTATCATTCTGCTGAATCCAGCCCTCTTTCTGTGGCTCCTGCTGCACTACGGAAGCTTTTCTTTCTTGGTGAAGCTTGCAGGCTTGATAGAAGCACCAGCTTACCAGTTCACCGCACCACGGCTCAGAGATAATCTTCCCATGATTATACCAGACGCCATACTTAGTATAGTTATTCTTTCCTCTGTTGGCGTGCTTATCCTCTAAGTTCCGCGGGGTAGCCTTTTCTTCGTAGCCAATTTCCCCTCTAACTACTTCCAGGAACTCTTCTACGGAGCAAGTCTCATCATCAAAAATTGGACGGCCAAAACCGCAAGGCCAAGACCTATCGCCTACCTTGAAATTCCGGTAAATCTTTCTCCGGCATTCTCCGCCGTTTCTATCCCTGTCTGCTCCGGAAGTATTTCCTTCGACTGCAGCCAAATCAGGCAAAGGCACTTCGTCTACTACTCCTGTGTGCCCGATTCGCCCCAGTGCTTCACTGAAATAGAAGATAACATCCCCCTTCTGCGGTTGCTTATGCCAACGCCCTGCTCTTTTAAAGCGTCCTGCTCCATCCGGTGTAAATTTGAAATAGTCTCCGCAGAGCGCTCTCTGTCCTCTTTGATATGGATTCATAGTATTTCCTTCCTATTTAATATGGTTTACGGTACAAAAAAAGGGGAGAACAATGTCTCCCCAAGGTTTTTACTTCTTAAGTCCGATTCCGGGACCTGTGAAATTATCCGGATTCGGAGTTACTCCGGGTCCATGAGCTGCATCGTCCTCACCTTTGCCGCGGCCATAGCCTACAGGATGAGCAGAGTTATCCGCTTTGTTGTCCTTCACAGGCACATCCTGTCTTTTAGCATCCTCGTCAATGCCTTCATACCTTTGCATAGGTCCATTTTTTCTCATAGTCTTTCTCCTTTTTATAAAAGTATAGTTAAATGCAGGATTGCCTCCTGCTAGGCTTCTTTAAAGTATAATTATTTGCCGGAAAGCTGCTTTCCAATCTGATTTGCGCCTGTAGAGGCTAGCCCGGACACAATCCCCACGGCTACAGCATTAAGTACATCCTTTGCAGGAAAGTCTGCCATCGTCTGCATTCCGACTACGCCAAGGACTGCTCCAACAAGTCCGCAAATTACAGGGATAAACTTGTTATCCAGTTTCTCTACAGACTTGCACCCCATACCGATAAGGTATGTAATCACTGTGATTGCTACTACGCTTCCAATTCCAAAATCCATTTTGTTTTCCTCTCTTTCTTATTTGTAAAAATAAAAATAGCGTGGGGGCAAACCCTACGCTATCTTGATACCTTTAGGAGCGATTCCTATAAGCCACAATATTCTTTTATGCCTCGCTGCAGCACAGCATCCCTAATCAAGTCTGGCCAAGCTTCAATGAAATAAACATTCTTTGAAGAATCCTCTGGAACCGTGGCACTAGGTAAGTCTTTCCCATGCTTTAAATAGGAAAACAGTAACGCCCCCAGTAAATCTCTTGCATTTGTAATTGCTTCTTCCAGACTATCTCCATCAGTGAATCCTTCCGGAAAGTCGGTAAACTGTACCTGATAACCCTCTTCATCTTGCGAGATCTCACAAGGATAGAAAACCTTTTGCATATACGCCCTCCTTACAGAATCTATAATACGTATTATTTAGACGTATATCAAGGAATGTTTTACTACCTTGTAAAAGAGTTATTACGGAGCCGTTCTCTATACTTCTCTTGAATGAAAGCAACAGTCTCCTCCGTAATGTGATTTTTAAAATTTTCGTGACTTTTGCAGTATCGCTCGTAATTATCTATGTCAAGTAGTGCCTGGTCGAAAGTGTCTTTGCTATGAAGTCTACCCTCTAGCAGTTCATCCCCAAAGCGAAGAATCCTTACCCTTGCAGCGATAGCCCTTGTCTCTTCAACGGACTCCGCAACTGCTTCAATCTTGTCGCTCAATACTTCAACCCGGTCAACTAAGGCTTTCTGAGATTCTGCAAACTCTCTGGTAAGGATTTTCCCGATAAAGGTAAGGATTGCCGTCCATGGCTTCTTATCTTTCGGAGCGAATTTTTCAATTAGGGTGATTGTCCCAAGAAAAAGCCAACCTAGCGACTGGATAATGACTCCAAAGTCCACTAGGCTAAAAAACGCGTTAAAATCTATCATCCATTTTCTGCCCCTTTCTCTGCAACAATACGCAGAATTTCATTTTCCTGTTCCTTGCTGATCCACTTCTTAGCAACGGCTCTATCTAGCAAGGCCTTACTAAGAACTCCCTCAGTCGCAAGTCGCAAAAGTGTTTCATACATTACGCACCTCCTAAACTTTCCAGAAGCAGAGTATCAACAACACTCCTCAATTCCTGATTCTGCTGCTTAAGCTCTTGGATTTCCTCTGTCGGTGTGAGGATTCTCTCAGCAAGTTTTTCCTCAAGCCGGACAAATTCGACCTCACCTTTTTCATTTTCCTTTGCCTTTTCTTCCACATTGTAGAAAGCTCCGTCCCTATAAATGAAAGGTTCCCTAATGTCCCACATGGTAGACTCCACTGCATAGGCGGTTTCGCCATAAATAGCTTTGGCAACCATGTTCGCATCAGTAGGATTTTCAAAGATGGTAACTGTCTTTCCTTCATGCTCCTCAGTTGTGGGATTTGGCAAAATCAACGCAAACTCCCTCTTCATTTTTCCTCCTTCCTTTTGGGTGAAATTAAAAAAGGAACTCCAATAAGGAATCCCTTTCATGCACAATATTCAGCTAGTAGCTTTAGCTTCCGTCATTCATGGCTGAACCCCAAGCAATGTAGATACAGCCAGTACCGCCTTTTCCGCCATATGACTTTCTGTCTCTACCGCCGCCTCCGCCTCCGCCAAGTCCATCAGTTCCATCAGCCCCAATTTGAAAGCGTTGGTTTTTATCGTATTTCCAACCGTTTCCACCTCCGCCGGCTCCGCCATCTGCACCTCCACCGCCGCCACCGCCGGAGTAAAGAACACCATTAAAACCTAGCGTACTTGTGTGCTGTCCAGTCCCTCCTCTGGCATAGCTCTCCGGGTATCGTCTCGAAGTATTGCTTCCTTGAACGCCATCCGAACCGTTTGAACCACCGGGGGCACCAGTTCCTCCCCCGTTTAGGAAAGACCCTCCTCCTCCGGAACCGCCGTTTCCGCCCTCAGATGGGGCATCATAACTTGCATCGTTATTCGATGCTCTTCCGCACTCGACTGATACATTCCCTAACTTTGTATTAAACCCTGCATTAAACCCATAACCATTATTGTAAACAAAGGAATTAACAACAGGAACGACCCACGGAATTGACTGCCCAGGAGTAACATCCATATATCCGGTAGTGAAGTATCCACCCCCACCACCTCCCGCTGCTCCCACAGATGCAACGCCACCACCTCGTCCACCATGCCCAACAAGGATGTATCGGATTTTATAAACATTCGCCGGAACAGTCCAAGTTCCTGCCCCTGCTCCGAAGGTTACAGAGCCGCTAATGCCGGTTACTTGGATAGTTGTATACACAGGAGTGCCGTCATAGTCGTACCATCTGCCTTGGTTCGTTTCTACATAGCTGTAAGCACGAATATATAGCAGTCCTTCCTGTAATGGGCGTGTCTCATAATGTACGTCTGCACTATCCCAAAATGTAAATCCGTCATAGATTCCGTCTGGCATGCTATTGTACTTAAACGCGAAATGCACACCGCTCCACAAGCCCCTAGTTGGGCGAGACCATGTAAGCCGGACTTGCTTGTGTGCATACATGGTCGCCCTAAAATTTGTGATAGAGGCGATTCCAAAGGCTTCTATAGCCATCTTTTTAAGTAGCTCCTTGGAGATGGTTACTTCTGAATTTTTCCCGTCTCCGTAGTTTGTCCGTGGATTGCTTACGGATTTCTTATAGTTTCCGGCAGGAAGCGGAAGGCTCATTACCGCGCCCGCATTTGAGAAAGGTGTGCTGTCTCCCAGGACTGCTGCCGTTCCTCTGTTTTTGCCTCCAGCGCCACCAAGTGGTATAAAAACCTCACTCATTACTTACTCACCCCCTTTAGTTTTACTTTAAATTCTTTCGTAGGCTTTTCTGCTGCACAGTAGAAGGTCACATAACCGTCTGTAACCTCTGCGCTGGTAATCAGCCCCGCCATCTCATCATAAGTCTCTATATCGGCGGGGCTGGATGTCTTAGTGTGCGCCTTCCCCATAGATACCGAGTCTGTGGCCTTGGCTGTTGGGACAGATACCTTTTGGCTATATGGTGCAGAAGAGGACCAGTTCCCAGAAGGAAGTATTACAATGACTTCTTTCGTGTTCGTGATCGTTGCCACTCTTCCTGTTACTTCATCCAGGATATCCATATTTTCATTCAGTTTAGCAATGTCAATAAAATCCGTCTTATCAGGCTTATTTAGCTTTAGATTTCTTGTTTGCGTCATTATGCTCCTTTCTGCCATTTCTCATTTTGGTAGGCACTCTCCCAAGTATACGGCTTCATATCTCCCCAAGTTTTCTTTGTGAAATTTTCCCACCGGTTATAGATAACACTTATCTCATATACCATATTCATCGGAAGCATTTGTTCCACTGTCTCCCTTATAAAGTCAAGTGAGCGAAGGCTTGCAAGCTTAACCGGAATTGATACAGCAAAGTTATTGATTTCCACATCTGTATTGCCTTCGCCACAGGCATTGGCCAGAACCTCTTTAAGCTTCCTTAAAGTGTAGGGAAGCGCCTTATTCTCTACAGCAAGAAGTCTTTGCCGTCTATCGTCAGGGCTATCACTATCCAGGGGTCTAATGTGGAGATACTTTTCCATTTCAGACAGTCCTTCCTCTGTCATAGAGGAAATAAATCTGTCTTTCAGCCACGTATCAAGCCGTTCCCAAGCTAGAGTGAATTCCGGATTTTCACTCTGTCCTATCGCTTGGAAATCTTTTAACTCCTTGAGGAAATCCGGTAGGTTAACCAATAATTCAACGTTTTCCATTTATCCCTCCGAAACAGTTCCAAGAACAGGGATATAGCTAGCTGATAAAGTAAGATTATCTTTGCTTCCATTGATCCTTGTTTCCTTTATATCCACGATTCCTTCAACAGCAAGCAGCCTTGATGTAATCTGCACATGTCTTATAATGGCGTTTTCCTTCTGCCACGCCTTTCTAAGCTCCAGCATATATTTCTCTACAGCTTCCCTTATCTGGCTGGACAAAGCTGCAAAGCTATATCCGCTGGAAAATGTGAACCTTCCGGATATATTTATGATTTTTTCCTCCGGAGTTCCTACGCTTACACCGTGACCTATTGGAGCCAGTCCATACCCTTCTCCCGAAGGGCTAGGATCTATCTTCTCCTGTACCAGCTTAATTAATTCCGCACTTGCCTTTGAATAAGTTGTGTCCAGAACTTTAACTTCCACCGTTCCTCCTGCAGACAGCTTTTTTTCTTTAATGAGCGCTCCCACCGTCATCATCCAAGCCTGTATCTCAAAATAACGGCCATCAATATTGGCAGTAAAATCATCGAAACCTTCAGGAAGCTCAATGTCTGAAGGAGACACTCCGTAGGGAAGAGACCTATTCACTCTACAAGCGCCTACTCCCTGAATAGCTAGCACCTTTTCGATATAATCATCCCTATTTCCGCCAAAGGATACAGACTTATAGGAGTTAAAGAACCGTTCTCTTAAGCTGTCTGTACTTTCCTCGTCTTCTCCTGGAATAAGGAGTTCTGAGATATTCACTTCTTCCAGTTTTTCTATATATCCGATAGGTATAATTTTTCCATAGGCTCTGTTTCCTACTGTGCCAGACTCTTCGCACTCAACCTTATAGGATCCGGAAGAAATCTTCTCTATCACTTTGTAATTCGCTGCGTCTCCTGTAAAACGCTCCCCAATAGGGATTTCAACCTCTGACGGTGTAGATGTAACTTTAAGTATCGCTTTTGTGGCCGGTTCCGGAATAATTCCTCGATCCTTTGCCCTCATAATTACAAACTCTCTATCTGCAGTATCTGTAAATGCTTGTCTAAGCATCCAGTCAAGCTCTGTATAGAGGGTAGATAGCTCAATGGCCGTTAAAGCATTAGAAGTATGCAGCAAAGAGCCTTCTTGCTTATCAATATCTCCCTCAACTCTGGAGAGCATTCTCCCAAGTATGGTTTCCATTGTTTGATTCTCATACATTCTCAGATACCTCAATCTTTCCTAGCTTAGTCTTTACTGTAAGCTTGATTTTTAGCTTTGTTCCGTTCTTACTTACTTGGAAATCATCTATTCCGGTGATATAAGGATGAATTTTCAAGGCTTCCTCTATCTCTGCTTGACTATCAACCTCCAGATACTCTTCTGTGGTAGTTTGTCCAAGATATTTTTCGAGTGACACTCCGTATTGCCAGGAGTATAGGGCATAGCGAAATCGCTCTGTGTGGATACAGCACCAAACCCAAACACGAATTGCGTCTAATCCTTCCACAATCCGGCCGGTAAGGCGATTTTCTACAAAATCTATCTCATACTCTCTGGGGAAATATTCATTTATGCTCTTTCTATCCTTGACATCATAAAAAGAAGGTAAAAGGCTCATGGATTCACCACCTTATCAATCACTACGAATTTAGAGTCTGAAAGCTGATATACAAGAACTAAATCACCAGCCTTTAATGGCTCTAAGTACGTACTATTGTCAGAACAAGCGCCTCCCCCATTAGGGGATTGCGTTTTAACTTTTACGCACAATGGGTTTAATAAATGTTGGCTTAGCAGTATATCCTCCTTCTGTAACTCCAATTTTCCCAGTTTTAAAGAATTTGGACTTGTCATTGTCGCTAACTTTAACTCCCTTGCCACTTCCTCTCTTGGAAGTAGATTTGCCAGCTCGCTTTCCCACACTTTTATCAGCCCCTTTCTTCTCTTCTTCTCTCTTTTCTTCTTTCCTGTCCTCAAACTTTTTTTCATCCATAACGGAATCGAAACGTAAATCGAGGTCCATTGTGTACACTTCCCCATCAAAGCTATGTCTATCTGCGCTTATCCAGTACTTACCATTAAGCCCGGTAGCAGAATCCTTGATATCTACAAAGTAGCAGCTTAAACAGTTGATATCTCCTATAGCACTAATCTTTATCTCCTGCTTAGGAGATACATTCATAAGTGCGTTGGCCGATTGCGCTGTATCCTTCTCCTCTTTCTTAAATATCTTTTGAAATACTCCGTACTTCTTTATGGAATTATCGTCTTTCAGCTCTCCTATCTGATTTCCTTTTTCATCATAGATCTTTATCCGATTCACAATGTTTTCCATGGTCTCCGTAAGACTGGCCGACATAAGGTTATCCGTTTCAGATAGGATAAAGTTCTTTACGCTCCACTCTGTCTTGTAGACTGCAAATCCCCTTTTATAAATCATTGGGAAATACTTATCCCTTGTTACCTGGTGAGCTTTGGTATAGGCTCCCATGATAATTTCATAAATACCTTTGTCATCACAAAGTAAAGAAGGGATGTTCACGCCGGTAGGATGCAAATGCCTAATCGGAATCTGCATATCATCAAGAACTTGCTTTGCTATCCCCTCCGCTGTTAGATTCTTGAAATTATACTGTCCTGTACTCTCCAAAAGATTTTTCATCATGTCATAGGCTGTATAGGTAATAGTACCTATATTAGAGCTCCGTTCTACTCCAAATATCTGCCCATAGAACACTTCTTCACCGTTGTAAGAGAAGCTTACAAAATCTCCGGTAGATACCTTCGGTATGTCAAAACTGTCATTAGGAGCATTAATTAGATCAAATGACAATTCTCGGGAGGCCTGACTTGCTGAGCCGCTCCACTCAACCTTAGACACTGGAATAGAATACTGCCCACTATCTTTTATTAGTGTTACCGTCATTCTTAACCTCCCGGGATAATAAGTTTCTGCCCTGTCTTAATTCTGTTGGGATTTCCTCCTATCACTGAGCGATTAGCACTATAAATTGCTTTCCAGTTAGATGATCCTGTCAGGCGCTTTGCGATAGAAGTAAGCGTATCCCCCTTTTTCACTATATATTCTTGTGTGTTAACCTTAGGCTCTGTGCGTGCCGTTTCTTGGTTTCCGTGTACTGCTGCAGAGGCACTTTCCCCTCCGGCATTATCCTGGATAACACTAGACTGTGTAGCATTTACATAGCGGTATTCTTTAAGGCTTAGAGTGTAAAATATATCTCCGGTACCATCATTTTCTCCCCATTCAAAAGATTCTATCGTGCAGGTCATTCTGACAGGGCTCCCTGTAATTATTAGCTTGACAGTTCCTAGCTGTTTCATCCGTTCAATAGCGTTTACATATTGTAAAGGCTTTAAAATCCGCCCTTTCCTACAATATGAGGAATCCTTCCGAAAAGGAAAAAAGGAGCTAAACGACACTGATCGTAAGCCCCTCTTTCCTTTAAGAGATATTTCCCCTATCCCTATAATATTTTCTGTTTGATTATTCTGTTTACTTTGTACCTTGTACTCGGAAGGCAGTACAGGGATTGAAATGCTATTAAGCCATATTTCCACTAAATGTCCACCCTCCTCTATTACTTGCAGCCATAGATAGTTTCCTAGCTATAGCTTCGCCAATCTTATTGATATCCGCTTCTTCTCTTACTGTAAAGCTATTCCCTGTAACATTCACAGAAATAGAATTGCTTCTTGCCCCCTCTGCTCTGGCCATAGCCACAGACTTGTCATGAGGATAGATTCTTGTACCCCGAGGAAGGTCTAATATTTCTCCTCCTCGTTCACTAACTTGAACAAGACCTCCCACCCAGTTATCTGTTCCGCTTGCCATCTTCGGAAGCGTTCCGATGGTTCTACCGGTGTGATCAGTTGCAGGAAGTTCCGGAAGTTTAATACTGGCCACCGTATCAATAATATTTTGGACAATTCCAAGGATACCGTCTAATACGCCGTGGAAGAAAGAGCCTATAGCTGTAGCTATTCCGTTTACTATCATTTTTAGGCCTTCCCACGCCTTACTCCAATCTCCTGTAAATACTCCTGTTATGAAGGTTATAATGCCGGTTAGCACCTTGATAACTCCGTCCACAACGCCTACAACAATCCCAACTATAGAGGAAATTACTCCGATAGCAGTTCCAATAGCCCTAACCAAAGTCTGCTCAAAAAACTTGGCCAGCGCTTCTCTTGGACCCTTTGTGGATTCCAGAAAAGTTGTAAAAGTCTCTTTTATACTATGGATATGTGCCTTAATCCTATCGAACACCGGACTAAAACGGCTAAGAGACTGCTTAAAGGTGTCAAAATTTTTCCTTACCAAAAGAACAATCCCAACAAGTACAGCTATCGCCGCAATTACCAGGCCGACGGGGCCGGTAATCACCGATATCAAGCCCCCTGCTTTAGATACTGCCATAAATACTTTAATCACAGTGCCGACGATACCTATCAGCTTTCCGAACACTATTAACATGGGACCTATACTGGCCACCATAGCTACGTTCTTTAAAATAGCCTTAAGTTGTTCATCACTCATCCCATTTAGTTTGTCCGAAAGTTTTTGCGCCCACTCTACAAATTGTTTTAAGTAAGGAAGCACAAAATCTCCAATTCGTATGGATATAGCTTCTATAGCAGACCCTAAGCGCGTTAGCTGTCCATTAAGGTTCTCTAAGCGCTCTTTTGCCATTTCGCCTGCTGCACCATTTGAATTTTTTATGCTTTTCTCCAAGCTATCATAGGCCTCATCTGTAGAATTGATAACCGCAAGCATTCCGGCTGTAGCTGTTTTTCCGAAAATCTGATTGGCATAGTAGAGCTTTCCCTCCTCAGTAAGTCCTGAGAATCCACTTTTTAGGCTGTGTATCATCTCTGAGAAGGATTTCATTGTGCCATCTTCGTTGGCCATAGAAATACCGAGATCCTTCATTGCAGATTTCACTTCTTTAGAATCTCCGGTCATGTTTAGCAGAGCTGTTCTAAGCGTAGTACCAGCTTGAGATCCTACAATAGACTGATTTCCCATAATACCGATAGCGGTATTTACCTCTGCAAAATCATACCCCAGAGTACCAGCAATGGATCCTACATACTGATATGTCTCTCCAAGACCTAGCATATCTGTTTTTGTATTCGTGAATGTCGCTGTCATGACATCTGCATATCTTGAAGCTCGGTCTGCTCCCTCTCCAAATCCGGCCAAAGCCCCAACCACGATATCCGTAGATTCCGCTAAACCTACTCCTCCTGCACTCGCAGCGGAAAGAATACCATCTAAACCTTCCATGTTCTGCTTAGCATCCCATCCGGCCATAGCGGTATACTGCATAGCCTCTCCAACCTCTCTTGCTGTCCATGCAGTTGTAGCCCCCAAATGCTTCGCCTGATCAACAAGAGCATCGTCCCATTTTTGCCCCATAATAGCTTTTACAGCGCTCATGGAGCTTTCAAAATCTGCTGCCGTCTTTACTGCCGCAACTCCTGCACCGGCAATAGGCACCGTAACCGCAGCGGTCATAGCTGCACCGGCTTTAGCTATGGAGTCGCCGGTGCTTTGTAGGTTCCCTGCTATCTTGAAGGTTTTCTTGTCCATGGCCGTGAGAACTGAAAGAGACTTTTGAAATCCTCCGGTAAATTTGTCTACCAGTCTCAGCGTTACGTCTACTGTTCTATTTGCCATTCCTTTTTCCTCTGCTCAATTTCCAACTGGAGGAACGCATAGACTATCTGCTTCTCTCCATAGCCAAGTTCAAAAAAGTCCGACGGTTTCCAGTGATGTAATCTAAAAAGCCAAAACATGGCATTCGTTTCACCATCGGACTCTACTAGTTTTTTACTTCTTTAACTTCATCCTCTTCCGCAAATCCGGAGAAAGCCGTAACCTTGTCCGAAAGAGTGGATAATTCTTTTCCGGGGAAAAATAAAAAAGCCAGGTCCTTAGGACTGGCTACTCCAAAATGCTTCTGTAATCCGCTATCTTTAAGGCTTGGCTCCACTAAAGCTTCGCAAAGCACCAATGCGCTCACATCATAAGCTTTAGAGTAATCAACTGTCCCCTTAGGTCCCATTAAGGCGGAAGCAAGGGAAGTATACTCCTTTCCGGAAAGGGCTCTAAACTTAAGAGTCACATCTTCACCCATAATCTTACTTAGATGTTTTGCTTTCAACTCTAAGAACTCTTCCTTCTGAAATTCCCCTCTATCAATTTGTAACAATTTCTGTGTTAAACTCATGTTTCCTCCTATTTCACTATATTAGAAATCCCTTGAATCAGTCTTGCCGCTTTCTTCATTAAGCTATTCTCCTCGAGATACTCCAAGCCCTTTAAGGTAATCTCCGGTCTTGTAAGCTTAATTCTGGGATAAATATCCCCGAAGCTTTCAAGCACTTCTCCTCCGGAGATATACCCTTCTTTAAGCAACATACTCATAATTCTTGACCACTTAGGAAAGGAAAGATTCAAGGATTCATGGGACAAAAGAGTCTTGTCCCAGTCCTCGAAATCCATAGACTTATGGAGAATACTAAGTATCTTGTATATACTTTTAAACTCCTCCATAATCCCTCCTAAATCGTGTCGATGAAGTCCCAGTCCTCACAAGTAAAGCTGTAGGACTCTTCCGCATTCTTTCCATGTTCCCAATCCGCAAGGATTGCCTTGTCAAACTTACAACCATATGCCACAACTCTTTCCGTTCCTAGGCCTGCCGGATCCGAAAGCTTAGAAATAATCTTGAAGTTCGGAACCTTTCCGGACTTCAAACCATCAGATACCTTCTTCGCAAGGAAAGAAGAAATCTTATGCAGCTTAACTTCTCCCTTTGTCTCTACTCCGGTTAGCTTTTGGCCATCCAGAAGCTTTCTTGTTCTTGGAACATTGGTATACTTGGCATTAATTTCCAGCTTAAAAGAAATTACCTCCGCCATATAAGTATCGTCCACCCAGAGTTCTCCCCAGGTGCCATTGATAACCTGATCAGATACAAAACCATCCATACTGTCTCCTTTCTTACAAATAAATCTCCAAATCCATATCTTCCATAGCGTCCAAGATAGAGATATTCGCTCTTAAGAAAACTCTGGAGCCGGTGTTCTCTTCCTTTACCGCTTGCTCAGAAAGATTATTTACATCAACACCTTTCTGCTTTAAGTACTCACGCTGCCCGTCAATGTCAATATAGCATTCTCCCTTAGACAGAAGATTGGACCGTACAAGCCCGGCAAAGTAGGAATTAATGGCAGTAATCAGCAAGCACTTATTATCGTAAGTGTTCGCATATCGTCCAACATAGGTATCCTCCCAAGCTCTACGGATATCCTCATAAATCATATCCATGATTTCCACAATCTTAATCTTCTTAAAGCTATCTCCCTTTACCTCTGTGGTAGTGCTTAAGGAGTTTACTCCACGGTTAACCTTTACTTTTTCACCGTCATACATAAAGATAAGCTTTCCGGCACCTACAGCCTCATCAGCTTCCTGCTTAGTAAATCTTTGACAGTCAATAAAGTCTTTCAGCGGTGCATAAGTAATAGAAATGCTCAAAGGTGTACCGCAGATAAGGCCGGCAATTCTCGGGGTTACCTGTTCCGGCGTAAGGATCGTACCGTCTGGTCTTGTCAAGCTTGCGCTTACATTAATGATTCCCTCATTATCTCCGGCTACTTCCGGAAGAACGACCTTCCGCTTTAACTTCTGCTCTGTTCTTAAGCTTTTAATCCAAGTGACTACCTCATTAGTCTTTCCATCAGTCTTTACTGTAGGAATCGCTAAATAGTCAAACTTAGTCTGCGCGAAGTATTTCAGCATGGCCGTATACTCTGCATTAAGCTTCTCAGGAGTTCCTTGCATTACATAAACGATAACCTTTTTAGGTGCTACCTCATAGCCCTGTAAGGCGTCTTTAACATATTGCGCATTTTGTGCACTTAATCCGGAAGGAATATCTGTAACGGAATATGCAGTGAAAGCTTCCATCTTAGTCTTTTCTGATAAAGCCAAGGCTACAATCCCTCTCTCTCCTCTTTGGATTGCAGATTCTCCTTTCTCAATAAAGCTAATATTCACTTCCGGAGATTTTAATTTACTCATTTTCTACTCCTCTCATAACTAACTCTTTTGCTGTTTCTTCATCTTTTGGCTCTGCGATCGTGTCATACCACTCGAAGCGTGCAGTAATCTGAAAAATGTTGTTTTCAGCACCAATATAATCAAATTCTACAGAGCTTACAGTAACCAGTTTCTCCTTAATCTTGATTTTCAAATGGAAAACTTTCCGTATCTTTTCAAACACGGAAAGCTGAAATTCTTCATTTGGAGTTTTTTCAAGAAGTGTAATCTTATAACCACATTTCTGTCTTACAAGATTAATGGACTCATAATCCAAAGTATATGGAACTATCTCCGTGTAAAAGCTTGGCAGATCCATCCCCTCTCTCACATCCGTACCGTAGATTTTTAGTTTTGGAAAGGCATCCCTCAGAGCCTTATTACATGATTTCTTGACTTCTAATAACTCAATCATAGTTTATGCCTCTTTATAGCCTTCTCAACAAATTTTCCGGTGTCCTCTCCAAAGCTATCCTTAAATTCCTCTCTGGTTTTCTCTGCATAGTGCTTTCCGGGGACAAATCCTCCGGTGTCTTCACCCCAGAGCCATTTCCTATGGCCATTCTCCAGCAAATGAAATAAAGGACTCTTATTCGTTACACTAACAGCTGTCGCATTGTAGAGAGAATCTCTCTCATACTCTGTTTTCCAGCTTTTTGCGATAGGCTTTTTCCCTTTTGTATAATTCTTATAGCCCTTTTCATTACAGGAATCCTTCCAAGCTTTGGCCTGCTGCCTAAGGTATCTCTCTGCTTCATCCGGAAAAGTTTCAATAATACTCTGAAAATCCTTATCCAGTCCGTGATAATCAATATCAACCATAGGCAATCTCCTTTTCCGTCTTTTCTACGCACATACACTCTACAATGTAATTTATCTCTAAAGGATTAATAATAGACTGAATAATAAATTGCCGCTTCCCATACACCAAAATATCTGTAGGACGTAAATCAGACCAATGCCTTAAAGTGATTTTCACAGATAGGGAATGATACTCTTTGTAATACTCTGTATACTCACTCCCTCTAACCGGACGGATTTCTCCATACAGACTTCTCACTTTCTCTAAGACCTTTATTGTAGATCCTACGGAGTTTTCCTTTTCAATATACCGATAAACTCCTATCACTTTTCTAAGTCTTCCGGGATTAATGGCCATCTTGTCCACCTCCCGGTAGCAAATTCTTAGAGTGCATCGAGAGGATAATTTCTGCTGTACGATTGACTTCTTTTTTGTCTACGGTCATTGCGCGGTTATCATACATATCTGCAATCAAGGTAAGAACCGCTATAGAAATGTCTTCGTGGTTATCTATCTCTTCTAAAGACAGCCCTGTATAAGACATAACATAACTCACAGCTGCAGTCTTTAAAGCGTCTAAAGACACTCTCTCGCTCTCTGTAACATCTTCCTCCATGATTCTGCAGTAATTAGCAATAACGGATTCCGTAAGTTCGCTTACTTTCATTCCTCCCCCTTTCAGAGTGCACAGAGCCCAACATTAGGCGCATTTTAGGTTCTGACTAAACTTTTACTCATTACCCAAAGTGCGCCTCCGCAGATCTATTTCTTACTTCACAGTAAGCTTTGCAAGCTTCTGGGCATTTTCTACCTTGGCATCAAACTCCATCCAAGCAACAACACCAACCGCATGCTGGGTAGCAAACTTCTCTCTGAGGACCTCAATTTCCATTTCCTCAGAAAGCTTAACTCCAAGGCCGGATAAATCGCCATAGATGATGGCATTTTTCCCTGTAGCCACCTCATCCATATTTTCAGATGCATAAACAGGCTTCCCAAATAGCACGTATCCCCACTTAGTAGTTGCATCCTGATTAAGAATATACTGACCGTTATTATCCTTTAACTGACGGATAGCTGTTCTAGTGTTCTTAGTCATAATCCAGCAAGCTTCTCCCTGATAAGCATCCGGGATAGATTCCTGCAGCTGAATAAGGTCATCTGCATCTACCTTATTTACTGCCTTCGTGTTAACAGTCTGGGTAATTCCCTTAATCATACCGTCAACCTTGCCGGTGGTTCCCTTAAGAAGCTGCCCCTCTACCCAACGAGATACTGTTTCAGCCATAGCATCAACTACGAAAGAAACAATGTCGAAGTTGGAGTTATTGATAAGGCTCTTAGATACCTTGGTCAAAGCTCCAGCAAGGAAGCCCTTTAAGGAGATAGTTCCGAACTTTCCGGAAGAAGACTCTAACTCTACAAACTCCTCAACATAAGTCATCTGGATATCCTTAGAATCAGCCGGATAGTAAGGAATGTTTAACTCTCCCTTCACATTGTAACGTGTAGCCTTGCTAAACACCGGAGAAATGTCATGTACTTTCTTGATGATTTTGTTGGCGATAGACTTAGGAATCACAGCTCCATTGTCTCCGGAAGTAAGATTGTCTGCTCTTTCCTCCAGAACAACTCCTCGGATATAGCTTTCAAAGGCTCTAAGCTCCTTTGCCTCCATATTCACCTTTTCCTTGTCCTCAGAAGCCTGTGCCGGCTCCTTGAACTCGTACTTTTCTGCTCTTTCCAGCATCTCGATAGAGGAATCTAAATCTTTTACTTTCTTCTCTAACTCATTGAACTTTGCGTTCTCTTCATCAGTAAAAGCCCTAACCTCGGCCTCTACCTTTCCGGTAAGCGCCTTTAATTCCTCAACTGCTGCGTTTCTCTGTTCCTGTAATGCTTTCATCTTTTTGTTCATGCTTTTAATCCTTTCCTAAATGTTTAATTCTTTCCCAATAGCTATCAAGCTTTGGAGTTTCTGTGATCTCTGCTCTGGTTTCCAAGACCTCTCCTTGAATAACCTCATCTGCACGGGCACTAATTAATGTGCCCTCGTAACAAGGAAGCTTCCTGTCATCAATGATAGAGACCTCTTTAAGGTCCATATCCTCAACATAGCGGCGCTTCAGGCCTTCTTTAACATCCTCATTCCGTGAATCTCTGTCATAGAATCCAAAGGACCAGCCTCTTAGCTTTCCTGATCTTGCTTTTTCAATCACCTCTTTATCAGTGACTATAGCCCGCGCTTTCAGGCCGATTGAATCCTCAGTAAGCTCAAGGTTTGTCTTTGTACTTCCGAGAACTCTATCCTGGTCATGGTTTAGCAAGAGCTCCACATCATTTCTTGTAAGCGCCCTAGTAAAAACACCGGGAACAATTTGTTCAACAAATCGCTCTCCGGTGCTTCTATCTTTCATAGGTCTGGAATCTCTTCCTACGGCGTTTACATAGCCTTCAATTTCTACGGAATCACTCCGTATCTGAATTCTCATCCTTTTCTTCTTTCTCCTTTCTTAGTAGTCTTTTTCTGTCTTCCTTTGCAATCTCGATTCCCCCTACCTGGTTCATGTTTGGAACAAAGGTTACTTTTTCCTTCGGATAATACAGAACGTCTTGAAGGCCGAGTTTTACAAAGTCTAGTCCCAGAGGCTCCATATTTTCCTTGAAGCGGATTTCATCAATCTGCATAAAACCATTCTTACTTGCGATTTCGTAGGCTTGGTAGCGCTTTAATACATCTGCCTTAGTGAGTTCTGATGTATCCGCCGCCCATTTAAGAGTTCCTTTTTCAGATTCAAGCAGGAAATCTCTATTTAAAGCCGTCTCAATCTCTGAAAGAATCGGCTGAATGCAATATTGTAGAAATATGATTCTGTCCTCCTCGGACGGTGTACTGTCACGACTGATTAGTTGGTAAGGTACGCCGAAAATCTGGCATATCTGCCTTGTAGAAGAGGAAATGTTCTCATGCAGCTGCATTTCCGCAGGTGTTGCAGAACTTTCTTGGAACTCCAAGCCATCATTCAAGATCACCACATTTTCAGAGTCATCTTCTGAAAACATCCGCTTCCAGGCACTCTTTAAAAAGTCCAGGGCTTCCTGACTTAACTTTTTCTGGGATTTCACAAAGCCCTTCTTCGCACCACCGGTTTTTAGCATTTTGTTTTGAAAGCGCATCGTCTGGTAGGCAATAGAAAAAGGTTCGGAGTTCTCTTCTACTACGCTGATACTTCTATGCCCATCTCTTGTCCGTCTTAGTAGCTTAATAAATTCGTGAGGATAGTACTGCTTACCTCCTACAAGGAATTTGTAGTCCTTAAATATCGGGTCTGCATTATAGCTAAATCCAATATTTGACGGGTCCACATAACGTAGGCTTTTTACTTTGTTCCCTCTTCTTTCAATATATGCATACCCACCCTCATCCAGCAGATAATCTTCGATGAGTGAGCGTTTCATCTGAAAAGCATCCAGTGTATCTCCCGGGTCAATATTTAAAAGCCCAACTCTCTGATCGTCTCTTTCCTCAGAAAGCTTAATCTTGTCATTATCCACCTTATAAAGCCTAAAAGGAATCATAGCCACCGTTCCGGCAATCAAATTTACACAAGCAGATACTGCAGGAATCTGCATTGCCTGTTCTTTGTTGATTTTCGGGTCTGACACCAATGCTTTAAGCAGTGCATCTCCAGATACTGCAGCTGTATCTGCTCTAATCTCCTCGGCTTTTCTTTTAAATGGCCACATACCATCCTCCTAAATAACCTGTGCTACAAAGTCATTGCCTGTGTCGCTTCTTTGCAATAGGCATACGGCATTGATAAGTGAAACCACCATATCTACCTTGCCATTTGACTTTTTCTTGTTTACATACTGATTCTTGTTTGTGTCATAAACACACTTAGCATTCTGAAAGTTAATCTCCAAAAGCGGATTACTCTCATAAGCAAATTCCTTCTTCAAAATTTTTTCTCTCAAAAACTTAGTTGCCGGATGTAAAACAGAAGAATGCTGCTTAAGCTCTATCATTTGAAGCCCCTCTTTCTCAAGCTTTTGTGCTGTAGACAGGGCATTCCACCGGTCGAAACCCACTTCCATTACTGTGACGCCATATTTTTCCTCAAGAGAAAGGATAAACTCCTCTATGAAGGTGTAATCTATTACCCTATCCCCACAAGCGTAGACATGCGCTGATTTACATAGATTCCGATAATCCACATGCTCCGCTGCAGCCTTTTCCTCTATCCGCTCTTCCGGGATAAAGGCAAAGGATTTAGCAAAAATTGTCTCGTTTTCTATCGCAACCATGGAAACAGACGTATTATCGTTTGACTCTGATAGGTCCAGTCCCAAATAGACTTCTTTACCAGTCCAATCAATGGAGTTCACCCTGCAAGCTTGAACATCTTTAACATCTATATAGCTTTCTGTCCCCACACCTTGGTAGATGATGTTGCAGTGCTTAGTAACGAAGTTTTCTCTTACCTTTGCCGTTGCTATTGCTCTTGTACGCTTCTTAAGCAAATCCTCCCATATCTCAGGAATCTCCAAGGCTACCGGATTCGCTTGCTTTAAAATTAAGTCATTTGTTTCCCAGTCCTTTGTGTTATCCGGCTCATACAGGAGCGAAAACCTAGTTTCATCCTCAACAAGTCCATTTAGAACTTTCTTTGAATAGCTAACCTCTTCCTCAAAAGGATTATCTATTGTCGGGTACTTTGTAGAAATAACAAATCCCAACTTATTCAAGATGTTAAGTTGGCCAGAACGCATGGCCTCCAAAGGATAAATTGTAGGCAGTGCTCCCACCTCATCCGCACAGAAGGCATTAGGCAGACGGCCATCCATTCTGCTTGTGGAAAAGGAAAGAGGTGTATAAACCGAGTTAAAAGGCTTAAAGCTAATATAATCCCGCAAAATCTTGAATCTGTTCTTGCCTTTATAGGAGTACACCAAGGGAGAAGAACGCAAAGTCTCCGAAATCGCCTCCCTTATCTCTCTTGATAAGCTACCATCCGGTGCCACGCTAAAGAACTTGGAGAACTGCGGTTCAGTAAGAAGCAACAAAATAAAGATTGTTGCCACCGTGTAAGTCTTAAAATTCTTACGACATATCTCCAAAAGCCCGGTTTCATACCGCCTTTTTTCCTCGTTATTCCTGTAAACAACGCAGAAAATAGCAATATAAAAAAGCCATTGATACCCACAAGTGCATTCTGCAAGAGGTACGCCGGCCTTTAATCCTTTAGGCATATTCAAGAGTTTGAGAAGTCCATTAAGCTGCTTTAGTTTCTTCTCACTGATCTTATACTTTTTATTCTTTCCTTCGCATATCCGCATGAAATCCTTCATCTGCAGCTTAACAAACTTAGGGGTAGTGTTCTCTTTGACTGCCTTCTTGCAGTACAGATACGCTTTGTTTTCCGTCATTCATTATCACCACCATTTAACAACTTCATAAGTGGGTCTTCTTCCTCTTCGTCATCCTTTCCTTTTCCTAAATCTTTGATAATTTTCATAAGAGTCTGTGCAGTTCTATTGGCCGAATCTGTGGTTCTATTGTATTCAGACACTGCAGGATGCGTGTAGATGTTTTCTCTACCCTTCACATATTCCTTGGTAACCAAGGAGCCGTCCTCCTTTATTGTCCTCTCCAAATCGGCCAAGATTCCCAGTTGCACTTGATACCGCTCGAAGGTCGTAAGGAAGAAATAATGCGATTGTACTCCACTTTCCTCGGCAAGACGAATAATCTCTTCTGCTTGTTGTTTTAAGTTTTGTTTTTTCATGTTCTCTCCCATCAAAAAAGCACCCCTAAGGGCGCTTTTAAAACAATCTAACTATCAATACTCTTATATTCCGGAATTATTGCATCCAGATCCACTTCATAGCTACCTGCAAGCAGGGCATAAGTTATAGTATATTTCTTTCCAATCTTGCTGAATGTAAAATTGACTTTTGTATTCCCCTCCGTTCCAGCATTTTCCGGAAAATAAAGCGCTTCGATAGTGCCATCACCGCTCTCATCCAAAGAAAAATTGGTAATACTAAAACGTGTAAAGTGAAACTTTTCTTTCACCACCTTCGAAATAAAGATGTTCGCTAATGCTCTACAGGATATGTCTACTTCTGTTGGCACCTTTCCATCATCTTCGGCCTTTTCTTCTTGGCCTAATGACTCTGGTTCTGATTCGGCTTGGGAGGCAGTAACCGTATCAGAAGTTTGTCGATTGCCTCCTCCAAGAACTAATGCAATAGCCGTCCAAATGCAGAATACGACCGTAAGGATTATTTTTTTCGTTTTATTCATGTCCTTATGAACAATCCACAGCAATATAATCCCCACAGGCGGTATAAGGAACAGACACAGATACAAAAACCATGCTTTTTGATAGAATTTCATTCTAATCCCTCGCTTTCAGCACTATTTAGTTATTTTTTAATAGTTATTATATCCTGAATCCTATCCTATTTCCACAAAATCCCCCTAAAAAAATAATCTTTGTGAAGAAAGGTGGGGCGTCGGTGCTTAATTTTTAATAATTGTTATCGTTTTGACCCCAGGGGGGGTATCCCTCCACCACGCTCCACCTTATCAACTAATGCAAACAGTTCCTCTTTGCTGATTATATTTTTCTCTGCCTGCTCATGATGATACCTACAAAGAGTCACCAGATTATCATTGGACAGGCGCCCTTCTTTGTTGTACTTAATCTTTACAATGTGATGAACTTCCAAGTTTTCTCTGGTCAAGTTCTTCTCCACCATAAGACAATACAAGCAAAGATACTTATCTCGTTCCTTGATTTCTTCTCGCTTCTTCTTCCATGCTGTAGAGTTTCTAAAGCTTCTCTGTTCTGTAAGTGCGTCAGCACTCCTAACGTATGGTTTACATGTCTCACCTAAGTCATGGAGTTTTCCGCAAATAGGGCATAATTTTTTCATAGACCTTTCCGGGTAACAAAAAATGGAGCCACTTAACGGTGGCTCCAAGCTTCAAAGTAGGTTAATCATTCATGGCAAAATGTATCCCGACACCTTGTCCATTATTAGTATAAAACGAATTTTCCGAATAAAACGAATTTTCCGAATTATTTTTTAGCTTTTTCAAAGAACTTATCATGTATCATAATCCGCACGTAATCTTCTGATACATTAGCAAGCTTCTTCGCTATCCAGCGCCAAGATCTCCCCTCCGTATATCTGCTCCTGATAACAAAGCGCAACCTATCGTCCTCTATAGACTCAATCCAGCTTTCTGTGCATTTAATCTTTTCTTTCAGTTCAGAAAGCTTATTCAATCTCTTATTATATAGTTCTTGATTAAATCCATCCAGGTGCACAACTCTTTTAAATCCCTTTGAATAATCATGCCCGAAGTCATGAACCACCTCTCCTCCCATATTAGAGATTTCTTTTTCAAGGACACAGATATTTCCTTTCCATTCCTTATATTGTTTTAATTGTTCCTTTGTCATCCGGCTCCTCCGAAGATATTGTATATCAGTATTACTCAAACTTACTTTTTCTTGGCCTGCTGCATAGTATGATCTATGCTTTACCCCTCAACATAGTACAATACATCTTTTAGACTGCTGCACAGTACAATTCTCACGCACATCTTTCTACTGTTTCATGCTCTCTGCAATTTCTAACGATAGATAGCAACCAACTTTTGCAATAGTGTTCATCTTTTCAATAAAAGGACAGCTTGCTAAGCTCCCCCACTTCTTTACTTTTTCCATAGTTTCCTCTTGATATTTTGATAGTAACCTTATCAACTCCTCTTTTTCTTTAATATCCATGATTCCCCTCATTTCCTTATCAACGCATCTTGTAAAGCTTAGCCAGACGCCTTTCCTCACTTATAACCTCAATCAGCTTACTAAGTTCTATCCTCCGCTTTTCAAGTTTCCTGTACTCTTCACTGTCTGATTCGTGGATATTTCTGCGGTCTAAAAGCTCGTCCATATAATCATCCAGGCACTCCACAAGGCACCTTCTGCGGAAATCATTGTTGGACGTGTCCGTTCTCTGTTTCAAATAGTCCTTAAATTCTTGATAGCTTTTCATAATCACCTCCACCATCATTTATTCGGATACTTGTCCAAAAGCTCTTTCGTACGCTTCGACAGGAAGATTCTCTTCTGCAAATTTCCTTGCTTCTTCTTTGGTGAATGTAATAATTTCCGGGTCTTTTTCGTCCCATTCACTTCCAAAGCTACTTCTTTTTGTTTCTACAACCACGAAGCATTCTCCGCTTCTTTTCTCGTAAAACTTGCGTACTATCGACTTGCTTGCTTCATTTAACGGAACTCTAACAGACTTATAGTCTTGCCATATCAACTCCGCCGTTTCTGTATCGTATTTCTTCCCATTTCTTATCCATTGCATATCTTTCCCCCTTTTTCTGCTTCGCGAATGCTGTTTGCTATTTCTTCTCCTATAGCCTTAAATAGTGTTACTGTTACCGCATTCCCAAACTGCTTATAGGCTTGTGAATCCGATACCACCTGTTTCCACCTATCCATTGGGAACGCCTGCAGGATTCCGTATTCCTTCGGTGTTAGTTTTCTAACCCTTAACCGTTTTGTGTCTAAAATCTTCACTTGCCTATGCCCCCCATCTGATGCCGTAAGCGTTGGAGATATTCCATCGGCAGAATATACCCTTCTGCAAGTTTCTAACCCTTTTATGTCTAACATTCCTATCATTTGTAAGTCGCTATCTACTGTCTTTTTCATTGTCTACCCCTTCTTGTTCTTCGATAACCGCAACCATGTCCTTTTTTCCTGCATACCCTTTATAATCTCTTGCATTAAGGCATGGAGAAACATCCGTTAGCTTTAATACATTCCTGCCATTCTTATTTACTGCTACGGTAATTGGTAATGGTTCATCCAGGACAATTACTCCGTGAATGTCTTGCGCCGTAAGAGTGAACATCGGTTCTTCTTCCGCTTTTGCTCTAGGTCCATTTTGCTGTTTATTCACTCTGTCCGGTGTAATACAAGCATGACACTTTCCTAGTTTTTCTAGCTTCTGTAAAGCTTGTTGTATAATTGTCTGCGCCTTTTCATCCGATAGGTAGTATTTCTCCGGAACATCCTTTTCCAAGAAGTCTGATAGTTTTGGTACAAAATCATGCTGTTCTTCCGGGAATTTAAATGATAGCCCTAGCTTGTTTCTTGTGCCTATAACTGCGTATCTTTCCCTATTCTGTGGAACTCCCCAATACTTGGAATTGAACATCTGCACATGGGCGGTATATCCTCGTCTTTCATACTCAATGCGTAAGACTGGCAAGTATGGTGTTAGCCCTCTTACATTTTCTGCAATGATAACTGCCGGCATGGCTTCCTCTCTCTCTCTCTGTTTCTTCGAGCAGTCTCATAATCTCAAAGAAGCATCCGCTCCGGCTTTCTGCCCTTAAATCCTTGCCGCCACACTTAGGGCAAGGATTTTCTCCTGTGTACCCTTCCGGATTTATCTCTAATACCTCTCCGCAATCTTGACACTTTAGAATCATGCCTTTTTGCTTTCCGGCCACACTAAGGTCCTGGCACGGAAATCCAAAAGCCCAAACATCCGCCTGTGGAATATCAGCTTGGTGAAGTTCTTTAATATCAGCCTTCTGCACATGGTCGCCCACATTCTCCCTGTAAGTCTCCACGGCGAACTTGTCAAAATCCCATGCGCCTACAATCTCATAGCCTGCCTCTTGGAAGGCTAGTCCTAGCCCCCCACATCCGCAGAAAAAGTCATTTACCTTTAATTTTCTCATCACTGCTTACTATAAATCCTTTTCGTATTATCCGGAAGCTTCACTGTCGGCGTTTCGATATGCACCACTATTGCCTTCATCCAGTCTAGGGACTCAATAAATTCTTCCGTCACTGTTTCCGAACCTAATTCAAGCTTCAGCATCTGAATCCCTTTTTTATTCTTGAAAATTACCATTTCCCCATAAATACATAGTTCCAACAGCTCTGCCACTCCTACGTCTGCCACCCACTCACCTGTATAGTCTGCAACTATATCTTGGCCAACCATCGGAATCACCGGCAAATCCGGATTCTCGTTTATAAGCCTCACAAGGTTTTTTACATTGTCGCTCATAGTCTGCACATCCTTTCCATTGGCTCCCTGCTGCCTGATTAGTTAAAGGGCAATCCGTCATCTTCCACACCATCCGGCACATTCATAAATCCATCTTCGTCTGTAGCCGATGCCTCACTTGTAGTCCCCTTACTTTCGCAGAAGTAATGATCATCCACTACTACGTCCGTAGTGTATCTCTTGGTTCCATCCTGAGCGGTATAACTTCCGGTCTGTAATCTACCACATACGGCAATCTTCGTTCCCTTGTGAAGATACTTCTCTACGAACTCTCCACGCTTTCCAAAGGCCACACAGGATATAAAATCCGCATTCTGCTTGTTCTCGTCCTTCTTGCCTTGGCGATCTACGGCAAGACTATATCTTGCAACAGCCATTGGCTCATTCCCCTGCGTATATCTAACTTCCGGATCCCTTGTCAGTCTCCCCAGCAAAATAACCTTGTTCATTCTTCTACCTCCAGTTCTTCCCAAACAGCTTCATGAACTCCTCATGGCTGTATTTTTCTTCAAACGCCTCTTGCGCTATTGCCTCCAGTTCCCTGTCATATCTCCCCTTGTCATGCAATAGCATGTGGCAAGACACGCACAAATGCACTGTCAGTCCGTATTTATCCGCAAGCTTCCTGTAGCAGCCATGCAGACAATGGTGGACATGCTCTGGACCGTATCTCCGGCATATAAAGCATTTCTCTGAATCGTCCCCTGGTATTATGCTTTTCATTGCGCCTTATCCTCCAGGTACGCCGTAGCTTCTCCCAAAGTGCCTATCAATGCTCGGACAGAACTCGGAATCTTTGCGTCCTCTCGCTCCCTTTCCAGCTGCGTATTGTATGCCCGGATAAAATGCGACTGCTCTACAGTCTCCACGGTTTCCGTGTCTATTTGTGCCAGTTCCCTTAGGCTTGCAGGGCTCCCTATTGCTCTTTGGCAAGCAGGAGGTAATTTCTCAAACTCCTCCTCCGCACCGTAATACCCATTCCGGATTGCTTTGCGCACAATAGCCCATGCTTCAGTCCCGGTCATCTCCGCTATCTTGGGCTTACACAGCTTCAAGATGTTATCCACTATCTGTCCCGGGCATGGTGGAAATCCCTTTGTATCGCTGGACAAGTACACCTTTAATCCGGCAGAGCCTTGCTCGTATGTATAATCCGTCAGCACGGACAACCAGGCAGAAATCATGTTATCAAGATCCTGCGTTGTATACCGGGAAAAGCTATTGGGGTATGTGGCTTTCACGACATAAATCAGCTTTGCAATCTCCGCCTTCGTCATCATGCACCTTCTTCCCCGATAATCCCAAGCAGATAATCATTTGCATCAAAAGCACCGCGCCTAGGCGCTGCACGGCTTTCTCGCTTTTCCCAAGTTCGGACTGCTGCCTTCCAGTCCTTCATAGGCGCATTCCCCACTTTCCAGCCTTTAGCAGCATAGAAATCTACAAAGGACTCCGCATCTACAGCGTTTTCCCTTTCTCGGCAATACTCCCTTACCTCGGCAGCTGAGGGAGGAGAGAAGCGTTTACGCGCCTCTCTCTTTTTTGGTACCGTAGGTACCTCCTCTACCTCTTCCTTATCCTCTTCCTCTTCCTCTATAGCCATTTTTGCCATTTCCGTTTTTTCTTCGTTATGGCTAAAATAGCACTTGCCATTTTTGCCATCTTCAGAATGGCACTTGCCATTTTTGCCATTTTCAGAAGTAGTATTGTTATCGTCTTGCCATCTACTTTCAGCACCCTTTTTCCCATTTTTAGCCTTTGCTTCGCAGTTAGATATATATTTTTCTTCATCTTTTTTGAACTGCATTAATACCATCTCAAAGACTCCCTTAATCAAAGGGTTCTCAATGGTGTATTCTTTTCCGCTTTGATAACAGCAAATAGCATAAAACAACTCGCCAAGCTGTTCCTTCGGCAAATTCTCAAACAGTGGATTCCAGCCTCTATAAAGCATGTAAGATTCTTTATCTATTGATGTAACTGCCATGACTTAACCTCTTTTTCTTCTTAAGTTCCGTATAACTCTATTCTCTGGCCTTCTTATAAAAGCCCGGCATCATTCTTTCTTCTCCAACGAGGCAAGTATTGCCTTCATCTCCGCAGAAGCCGGTACCTCTAAATGCATATCTTGCATTTCTGAAATTACGCCATTGAGAAGTCTGGAAAACTCTGCGCTATCGTAAGTGCTGGATCCAAAGAAGCAGAGCATTTGTACCATAGGCTTTCCATCCACCTTTGTTTCTCCGACTATCTTTGTTTCTCTCCACTGCAGACGAACAGCTTCAACTACTTCGGGTTTAACCAGTATGTGAGTGAATTTCCCATATCTTTCAAGCATGAGGAGATACACACTCCAATTATCCTGGTTAATTGCCTTAGCAATATCTCCAAGGCAAGCCCATAAACAAGCATTTGCATCGAGGCTTCTGCGTGCACGGTGTTGGACAAAACTAATATCCAGGTCTTTATTCTTATACTTTTCTAAGTCCTCAGGACTGGCCTGAATCTCGAAGGAGATAATAGGATGTTCAGCCCTGAATGGAATTTCCAGCCCGGTTACCCTTCCTCTAGCTTTCATTTACGCTCCTTATTCCTATTCCGTACCGCATACGATAAACATTCCAATGGTTAAAAAAATCTGTAATACTGCCACGGCCATACTGGCCTGTCTGTACATATCCCCTATCGGACCTATACAAAGGGATTTACAAATGCAGTATCCTGTAATAAACAAAAGTGATACTGATAGCCCAAGTATTCCCACTTCAAGCTTTCTCATGCTGTCCTCCAGGCTATAATCCTTTTAGCCTCTCCCATGTTGTCCGTAATAGGAAATCTACGGCGTACTGCTGCACATCGTTCCACATTTCCGGCTTTCCTATGCTCTTAAACTCCTCCATGAGTTTTTCTTTAGGCTCTTTTTCTTCTTTTTTCGCAAGTTCGTACACATGGTTTGTTTTTTCTTGCATTTTCACGCCGTCTCCTTTCCTTCCTTTTCAAGTGCTCCAGGATATGCATAAGCACTATAGCGGCCATCATGCTAAGCAGCATACAAGCCGTGAATACATCCGCTCCTATCGTCTCTGTATCAAGGGCGGAGACTACGGCCATAAGGAATACCAGGTTAATGCCGGATAGCAGTTTTACGATTTTGATTTTCATTTTCCCTCCTATGCATTCTTCTGCCGGATATCCAGCACCGGAGACGGAAAATAGCTCCGTACCATGCTTACAATCTCTTCATCTGTAGCATGGAAATACTTGCAGATCTGCGCAAAATCCTTAAGCTGCCAATTACCATCTGCTTTCCTGAGGCTGATAGTCTTCTCTGATACACATAAGTACCTTGCTACTGCACTCTGCTTAATCCCTTGCTTTGCCTTGCCAATGTCAATAAACTTCTTTATATCTTCGCCTTGTTTTCTGTTGATTCGGTGTCTTGGCATAAGTTGCCCCCTTTCTCTTGAAGCTTTATCCTCTTCCATGGCATGCATGGAAATAACATATTGACTGCTCCTTCATTACTAAGCCCCATATAATTTGCCACTATAGAAATTTGTCCCATTGTTAACTTGTTATTTCTAAACCTTTTTCTGTAGTCTTCCGGTGTGAGATTCAGAAGCTCCGCAAGTTCCACTGATGATATTGGATTCACATCTATCCCCTTTCTGCCAAAGCCTCATCTTCTACTTCCTCCTCTTCATCTAAAACGTCTCTGATATGATTTCCCAGGAGAATTTCACTTAGTAGCTCTTCCAGTTCTTGTCCTTGCTCTTCTGCCACTGTCTTATAATGGCCATATACTTCATCTTCTATTTCAAGTATTACCGTTTTCATGTTTGCCTCTTTTCTTTAGTTCCTTATCCAATGCCTTTAATGAGTTAAACCACCACTTCGCTATATCCTCTGCAAGCCATTTGAAGCCGTAAAGACCATCAAGCATCCAGTCTATGAAATTTGAAAGCATAGATTTGCCTCCTGTTCCCGTTCGTGCTATAATTTGCACGAACGAAATACATACATTTGTTCTTGAGGGGTTACCTATCTTGGTCGGTGGTAACTCCCTTTTTATTTTCAGGCGTCTGATCCTGCACAATCTCCACTTTAGTACCTTTGATTTTCCACCCTTCTGTATTCCCGGAACTTCTAACCATCTCACGGATTTCCTCTTCAACCATTCTCACGGCATCCGACATATAGAAAATTCCTGATAATTTAATGTCCAGATCTATAGTTGCCCTTATCTTGAATGCAGCCATGATTCATTTTCCTTTCCGTTGGCCAGCTTATCTAATTCCTCTCTTAGCTCCATGGCCAAACCTTGAAGCATCAAGATTTCAGACAACACAATCTCCTCAATGCCCTTAGAGTCTTTCACTTTTTCCAAATTCTCTTTCTCTAAGTCAATGAGCACATGAAGTGCATTTATGCCCTGCTGCCCCTTGGATTTAATGTACATTACGTGCGCCCATGCCATCATCTTGTGGCAATACTTTAGTCCTTTGACATTTTCCTCTAAATACCCCTCATTCAATCCTCTTCCTCCCTCCGCATTGCTCCCTTCTCTCTCCTGCTTACTGCTTCCAGAAGTACATCTGATAGGTAATGAAGCAGTAAGGCTTCTGCTTGCATAAAATCCGCTGTGCCGGAACGCTCTTCTTTCTCAAAGCGAAGCAACTCCTCTATAGCACTGCTGCCCAGCTTCCCTTCTGAATCGAGGAACTCTATATGCTCTTTACCTATGTGGCGTGCCTTTTGGAGCAGTTCCCTATGCGCACTAATCGTCATTCTTTTCCTCCTCCATTCTTATAAGTTCTTCCCGCATAGCTCGCGTCAATGTCATCAGGATGAAATACTCTGTTTTAAGGGCTAAGTGCCTATTTGGTTCAGCTTTCTCCAAATCCTCGAATACAGCCAAGGCAGCTATAGCACTGAGACCTTTTTCACCACTCGTCTTGATAAAGTCCAAATGCTGCGCAGCAATCTGATCAGAACTCACGAGCATCTGTACCAGCGTCATTTCTTCTTCCATTTAGCTTTCCTCTTCCATTCTTTCAATTTCCGCTTTCATGGCTCTGGCTAATGTCTCGATGATGAAATACTCTGTCCTCAGTGTTCTTAATGCATTTGGATTGTTTTTCTCTATCGTCTCAAAGATCATCAAATCTGCCGTCACACTGCACCCCTTCTCTCCTCCGGATTTGATGTATTCAATGTGCCTCCTAGCAATGTCTTCTACTGCTACTTTCCCGATAGTCATTTTCTTTTTCCTCCTTTTTAGTAGTCTTCCGACTGAATTTTTACTTTTTTGAATTCACAAGATGATAGGAATTCGAGTTTTGAAAGCGCTGTAATGATGCTATTTTCCGCTCCTTCCAAAGCACTTGCCATCTTGCCGAGGTACTCAGCATCGTACTCGACCTCTATTAAGGCTTTAACTTTATACTGCGCCATTTTCCTTTTCCTCCTTTCTTTCACTTTCCTTTTCTGATTCTTCCGCTTTCTTCTTGTATCCTTCCCCATATCCCAGTAGATAGGCTCTGCTATCACTACTCATTTTGGGGAGGATTTCTTTAAATGTTTTCAGTAAGTCCTTCTCTGTTGCCGAAACTGTAGAATCCATTTTTGCTATCACCTTCTTTCTCATGTAACAATTACGCTTTATTTTGCGTTTATATCGCAATATTAAGCTGTATAAACGCATTTGTCAATAACTTTTTGCGTTTATAACGCATTTTATTCTTGACGATTTATTTTCCCTCTTATATACTCATGCGTAGAAAGAAGGTGTGGTTATGAAGATTAGCGATAGAGTAAGAGAATTAAGAATAGCGAAAAATCTAACGCAACAAGAGTTTGCAGATGCATTGAAAATTAAAAGAAGCACAATCTCTAATTATGATATTGGAAGGTCTGAGCCTTCGGAGTCAGTCATTTCCCTTATCTGTAAAACATTTTCCGTATCAGAAGTATGGCTCCGCACCGGTGAAGGCGAAATGTTTTCGGAAAACTCCCGGGAAGAACAGATTGCGGCTTTCCTTGGGGATGTTCTATCCGCAGAGCCGGAAGATTTTAAGAAACGCTTTGTCTCTATGCTGGCCAGCCTTAATCTTGAGGAATGGAAACTACTGGAGAAAATTGCAAAGGAACTTGTGGAAAAAGACCAAGAAAAAAGACGGGACTAATGCCCGCCTACGAAGTGCAGAAGTAAGATATAGATTCTTCTCAGTTCGTTTTCTGTAAGACCATTGAGTAAAGCAATTATTTCTTCTTTCATAACCTCTCCTGCTGCACAACCTAAGATAGCGATAGGGATATAATAACAAACATTTGTTCGTTTTAAAATGGGATTAAGCTATAAAATTTTTCTATAAGACGGTGAACGAATAAGATTTTTGTAGACTGAAAACACGCTTCACGTTCACAAAAAATTTACAATTTTCTATTTGATTATTTTCCGTTTGTGTCCGATAATATTACTACAGACGGAAACGGGCTGTATATCTGTGGTATCGAATTAGCGTTTAAGCGAACTGTAAGCTCGCCGACCACGGAGCCACCTATTAGGTGGTTTTTTTTTACTCTTTTATGAGGTATATAAATGAATATTTATGTTTATTCTGATGAATCCGGGGTCTTTGACAAAGAACACAATGACTATTTTGTTTTCGCAGGAATTGTTCTTCTAGGAACAGAATCAAAAAAAGAATGGTCTAGGCGCTACTCCCATGCCGAAAATGTACTGAGAAAGTTTAAAGGCGTTCCAGCCGATTACGAATTAAAGGCAACAAACATAACAAACAAAGAGAAGTCTCAGCTCTACAGGAGTTTAAATAACTGCTATAAATTCGGAATTATTATCAAAGAGAAACAAATTCTTGATTCTATCTACTCAGACAAAAAGACTAAACAAAGGTTTTTAGATTTTGCCTTTAAGATTGCTATAAAACGAGCGTTCGAGGAATTTATAAAATTAGAGATATTAGATCCGGCTACGGTTGAAAGAATCTATTTTTATGCAGATGAACATTCGACAGCGACCAATGGAAAATATGAGTTAAGGGAAGCGCTAGAACAAGAATTTAGACATGGGACATACAACTCAATGTATAGTAAATTTTTTCCTCCTATATTCCCAAGTATGAAATCTGTAGATTTAGAATATTGTAACTCAGAAACCAAGCTATTAATTAGATCCGCGGATATAGTAGCGAATAAAATCTATTACATGGCAAGAAATAATCTGCATCTTGATTTAGCTTTATTGGAAAAGCTATTTATCAGCTACTTTCCCCCGGAATAAAAATATCGCCCCTAGAAGTAAGCACCTGATCCGTGATGAAACTAGGGGTATTTTTTTGTCCCTTTTTCGACAAATATTTTTACAAATATTATATTGACAAATATAATTATATTTGTTATTATATATACATGAGGAGGAAACAATATGAAAAGTTACTCATCAAGGGAAGTACTCAAGATACTAAAGAAAGACGGCTGGTATGAAATACTATGTTCTGGAAGTCACCACCAATTCAAGCACCCAACCAAAAAGGGAAAGGTTACAGTAAAGCACCCGGACAAAGACATACCACGAGCCACCTTAGACAGTATCGAAAGACAATCAGGGCTACGATTTCGGTAGCCCTACCCTTGAAAAATTCATATAAAGGAGAACAGAATGAAAAAGAACAATTATATTTATCCGGCGGTATTTACTTTCGAGGAAGGACAGGAAATTGCAGTACTTTTCCCTGATTTTGATGTTGCCACAAGCGGAGTTGATGAGGAAGATGCCTTTAAATCTGCCAAAGAACTTTTAGGGCTTACCCTGTATAGCATGGAAGAAGATAAAGAAGAAATCCCCCAGCCCTCTCCGATTAACAAGCTGCAGCTTAAGAAGAATCAGGTTTCTTGCTTAGTGGATGTTTTTATGCCCTCAATCCGAGAAGCTCAGAACAATAGATCAGTGAATCGTACAGTAACACTTCCGGCATGGCTGAACGCCAAGTCTTTGGAACTCGGAGTTAACTTCTCCCAGGTACTGCAAGAAGCGCTACTGGAGAAAGTAGGAGGATAAAAACATGAAATACGTTTATCCGGCAGTATTTACACCAGAAGACAACGGACAGTTTTCCGTGAACTTTCCTGATTTAGAAAGTTGTTACACCTGTGGAGATGAGCTAGGAGATGCCCTCTATATGGCGGAAGATATTCTGGCCATGACATTAGTTAGCCATGAAGATAAAAGCACTCCTATTCCGGCACCGTCTAAGACGCTTCCTTTAGAAGCGGGAGAATTTCAAAACTTTATTGCCTGCGATACGGAGATCTACAGAAATAAGGGTGCGAAATCATGAGTATTCCTAAGTGGGCTGTTAAAGATGTTCAAGTATCAGAAAACCATAAGCTTTTACTTACTTTTATATATGGTAAAAAGGAATCTTCGACTTTCTTCCGCAACTCAACAAGCCTATATACGAAAAACTGAAAAATATAGACTTCTTTTCTATATAGCAAAGGAATAGGATTTTTGCAGACTGAAATAGCATTTCACGTTCACAAAAATTTAACAAAGATTTATATTGTATTTTTAAATTTCATATCCGATAATATAGGTGCAGACGGAAACGGACTGTATACTCATGTAAAATGAGAACCCATCCGAGCCTATATTAAGTGGGGCGCGGGTGACAATAAAGGTATACCTCTAGGAGTAATCCACCCACTATAAGGGTTGTGAAGAAACTAGAGGTATTTTTTTAGTAGGAGTGAGTATGATTAGAACAGCCGTAATGATTGATGGAGCTTTTTACAGAAAAAGAGCTTACTACTTTTGGAAAGATAAAACTCCACAAGATAGAGCTATCGAGTTATATAATTACTGCATGAGACACATAAGAGAAGGCAATGATGACACGTCTCTCTACAGGATATTTTACTATGATTGCATTCCAAGCACTAAGCAGGTTTATCACCCACTCCAAAAGAGAGCCATAGACCTGTCAAAATCTGAATCCTATAAATGGTCAGTGAATTTTTATGAAGAATTAAAACACCAAAGAAAACTCGCACTACGGCTAGGTAAATTGGCTGAAGAACAAGCCCATTACGCCCTTAAAGAACAAGCAACTAAAAAACTCTGTCGTGGAGAGATATCCATAAATGATTTGTCAGATGATGACTTTTATCTAAGTATTAATCAAAAAGGCGTAGACATGATGATTGGTGTTGATATAGCTTCAGTAACTTTCAAGAAGCAGGTAGACAGGATTATTCTCGTGTCTGGAGACAGTGATTTTGTCCCCGCCGCAAAACAAGCTAGACGAGAAGGAATAGATTTTATTCTGGATCCGATGAGAACCCCGATTAAACCGGATTTATATGAACATATAGACGGAATACGAACAAAAACACCTAAGAACTAGAAATCGAGACATAAATATAATTCCCTATATTGCTCTTCCGGTAGGGGTCAACCTTGATGATTACAATTAGGAGGCCAATATGAATAAACTCCCTAAAGGCGTAGATCAGCTTCCTTCCGGGAAGTATCGAATCAGAAAAATGATAAATGGAAAACG